TGCTATCTCAGAGCGGCGGCGGGGACCGCGCTTGTACGAATAGTATGGGCCTACCACGGCTATGGACATGGGCGGATGGGCCATGCGGCGAAGATATGATCGCGTCGCCCGCATGGGGTCAAGTGATCAGAACGCGCTCTGTGCCATCCTTATGATCGCCACCACTAACTATTTGGAGCGCATGCTGAGTAGCGGGTTTCCTGTATAAGCAGGGGCAGGACTCAGGTCCTGGGAAGCCCCGCGCCCCACCCCGTTGCGGGGCTTCTTCCGTGGTGGCGGAACCCGACTCGCCTGGCAGGAGTCGCGGACTCATGCTGCAGACGATGGTTCCCCATCTGGGCTTTGTCCCAACCATGCAGCCGACGCTTGTTCACGACGCGCCGGAGGGGGATCAATGGCTCCATGAGATCAAATATGACGGCTATCGGACGGAGCTGTTGCTCGATGGCGATGATAGTCGCGCCTACACCCGCAACGGCCACGACTGGAGCGACAAGTATCGTCTGATCCTAGACGCGGCGCAGAGCCTGCCCGGCGGCCCGGCGCTGCTCGATGGCGAGATGATCGTCCAGGGCGAAGCGGGCTTGTCCGACTTCCATGCCGTTCGCAGGACCATCACGTCACATCCCGAACGCCTCGTCTTCTATGCTTTCGACCTGATGATGGTGGAGGGGCAGGACATCCGGCGCGAGCCGCTGACCGATAGACGCGCGCGACTGCGCGATATGATCGGCGAGCATGACCCCGCATTTCCGATCCAGTTCAGCGACCATATCGCCGGCCACGGCCCCGAGTTTTTCCACAAGGCGGAGCAGCTGGGGCTGGAGGGGATCGTCTCGAAGCTGGCGGACAGTCGGTATCGCAGCGGCTACAGCACGTCCTGGCTGAAGACCAAGGCGTTCACGGTCGAGGAGTTCGTCATTGTGGGGGCAGAGCGGGGCTTCGGGCCAACGACGGCCCTTTGCGCGCGCGAAACACAGCACGGCCTCGAATATGTTGGGGGTGCCATGCTCACCCTATCCCAGAGGGAGCGTGAGCGTTTCTGGTCGGCGATCGAATCCTTGCAGCAGCCCGGACCCGCACTCCGAATCGACAAGCGCAAGGCAGCAAAATGGATTGAGCCCATCCTGCGCGCGAAAGTTCGCCACCTGCGCGGCGAAGAGACGCTGCGCCATGCGACTGTACTGGAACTGCTATGATCGATGAGAAAACCCGCGAAGATCTGAACAAGTGTCTGCCGGTCTTTTCAGTGCCGGGTGACGAGTCAGAGCATTTCTACGCCTGCCCCATGTGTGGACAGCTGGTGGACATGAGGCGCTTGGGAGATGTGGTCCACCACGCGGAGGAGGGCCATAAGCCGCTGCCGGTGAATGATCCTTGACCCGACTCGACACACGGCGCGACCCTACTCGAATGACCCCGATCGAACGCGCAGCGCGCGCCCTCTGCGGACTGGAAGGCAACCCGCCTGGCGCAACCATGGACGGCAAGCCGCTATGGCAGAACTATCTGCTCGAAGTGCGCGTGGTTCTGGACGCGATCAGGAAGCCGAGCCCTGAGATGCATTTCGCCAAGACATTCGCGGCTGGCGATAGGGCCACCGGTGCGGAGGATAAGGTCTATACCGCCATGATCGAGGCCCTGCTGGACCAAGAGTGATGTCCGACCCAACGGAACGCGAGGAATTGAACAACCTTCGGGTGGAATATCCCGATCTGTCCGACGAGGCAGAGCATTACTACGTCTGCGAGGAGTGCGGCCAGGCGGTGGACATGCGCCGGCTTGGCGATGTGCTGCATCATGAGGAGCCGGGGCACTATCCGCTGCCGGTGCAGTGAGCGGCAGCGTTTCGAAGCGCCACCGCCCTCAGGCTCGCGCCTGCTACTGGACGACCAGATAGCCATCGGCTGACCTTCGGCGCAAGAGGCTTGCAGAATCACCACGTTTGTTCTCATGATGTTCTCATGCAAAAGAACGTCACCATTCCCGCCGATATGCTCGAGCGCCTGATGAATATCGCGGCCCAGCAACAAGGCATTGCCGACACGCCGACGCTGATGATGTTCGCGGAAGTCCGCCGTCTGATCGAGGAGGCGCGGCGCTCATGAGCCGCTGTCGAATATGCAGCGCCAACGATCGCGAGCAGCTGATCGAGGACATGGCGCGGGAGATGTGGGCGACCCAGATATCATCCGATCCGGTAGCAGAATGGCGCGAGTGGGATAAGGCGCATTCCTACTGGCGCACGATCATGCTGCAGTTTGCCGAGGCTTCACTTCGGGCGATCCAGAAGGAGCATTGACGGAACCGCGGGCGAGGTGGCTGCGTATCAGCGAAGTCTCGCCCTCTGCTTCGATGCCTCACCAGGTAGGGGGGCGAGGCACCTTTCGGAACTTAGGAAGGCCCTGCGCGTAATCTGCACTGCCTCGTCCCGGTCATTGCCCCCCAGCTTCCACGGGGACGAGGTAACTTCCCTTCACCGTTGGGCAGCAGCCGCCAGCTTATTTTGGAGCCGCGCGTGGCCTTCATCATTATCGGCCTGAATGTCGGCGAGGGCTTCCTTCGCGAGGGCCTGATCATCCGCGTTCAGCGTGGCAATCGCCGCCTCATACAGGGCGATGAACTCCGGCGTCCGGGCGACGATCGGGCCAATGATCTGGAGCAGGTTGAGCGCGGTCGTGACGTTCATGGTCAGGCTCCGGTCTTGCCGGTGAGGGTGAGGAGGTCGGCGATTGCGGCGCGAGCCGTAGTGATGGCGGCGGTGTAGCTGGCGGCGTTGCCCGCCGCATAGGCCTTCCGCACGATCCCGAGCGCGGCATAGGCTTTCGCGTCGAGGGCTGCGACCCGGCCGGCAGTCGTGCCACGGATCAGCCCGGCATCGACGCCCGTCTCGATCGCGATGCGGGCGGCCTTATAGGCCAGCTCGGCCGCGAGCGCGCCTTGCTCGTCCAGCGTCGTCTTGTCGGCGATCGTGCCAGGCGCCGGCGGGATCGTGTTGAGCGAGGTGCAGGCGGGCAGGGCGCAAAGCAGCGCCACGGAAATTAATCGGATCATGATATGTCCTCGTCGAAGGTGCAGCCCAGGAAGCTGATGAGATAGGGGAGCCAGAGGAAGATCATGGCCGCTTCCCTTGGATTTTGTCGACGACCCGGCTTGTCGTCCAAACCGCCGCCGCGGCAACAGCGAGGTTATTCCATGTCTGGATCACGCTGCCCTTGGTGGCGGCATCGATGCCCTTTCCCGCATCGCCCGAGAGGACGGCGAATGTCACCCAGCCGAAGCCGATCAGCACGCCGCAGGTGACGAAGGCGATCAGATACATTGCGCCGGGGTGCGCGACGGGATCGGCGGGGACATTGACGTTCTCCGCGTTCTCTACCTTTACCTGGGGTTCGTCGGTCATAGCTCGCCGATCCGGTTAGCGATCCAGCCATAGACGAAGCTTTCCTGGCTGGGGCTATCCTCCGCGATCTCGATGTAGCGGCCGCACTGGAGACCATCGAGAGCCTTCCGCAGCACTTCGCCTCCGACAGTGCCGCGCTTGGCCATGAAGCCTTTCAGGGCTGCCAGCGTCATGGGCCCAACATTCCCGTCGGTAGGCACGTCGGGATAATCGACCGCGCCGCGGTTCAAGACATTGAGCGCGCGCTGTAGGAATCGCCCAGCGGCCGCCACGCCCATGTTGATACCGGTGTCGAATAGCTCATCGGCGATCGCGGGGCACAGGGCTGCAACCTGGTCGAACTTCGGGCCCGTCCAATAGCGCGTTTTGTAGATGTTGACCGCCGCCGAGCGGGGCAGGGTCCTCATATCGGCGAGGAAACCATAGGCCCGCGCAACCTGCTCAGTGATGCCCCAATTGGTCGGACCGCCGCGATCTGCCGGATGGTTCGAATATCCGCCCTCGCGCCGGATCACCTCGTCGATCAGCTTGTCGATGCTCATCATTCACCCCCGAGCGGGCGCTTGCCCTCAGCGATGTCCTTGAGCGTCCGTTCGGCACTCAGTTCCATCTGGGCGACCTGCCGGATCTCGCCTTTCACGTGCTGTTCCAGATAATCGTCCGCGCGCTTCAGGAACCACTGCCGAACGAGCCGGATGATCCGCTCGGAACTGAGCCCGATCAGCGCCGCGATTGTGGCCGCGTCTCCGGCGTTCAAACCGAGCCGTTCAATGATCCAGCGCGCGAGAAGGACGACCAGCCCCATCAGCAGCAGGTCGATCAGGATCATGCGCGGAGTGATCTTGCGACCTTCGCCGAGCGTGAGGCCATATTTCGCCGCGGTCCCGATCGCCCAGCCGGCGATGATGGTGCCGTATTTGGCGGTCGCCGCCTCAATGAATGGGCTCACCGCCGCTGTTCCCCCATGTGTCGCCATGGGGGCAGAGTGGAGAAGGAAATCAGGTGGTTATACGGACGCGAGCAGCCTCGACGGCGGCGATGATCGTTAGCGTTTCCAGACGACCGCTTGGGCCGTGGTCAGAGTAAACGGTGTCTCGGGCTTGTCGGCGAAGAAATCATCGACAGCCTTTCGCGCGCCGGGGCATGAAGCGAACCCATAATCGTCGAAAATGATCACACCTCGCGGTGTCATCCGAGGATAGATGAATTCCAGCGCGTCGAGGATCGATTGGTGCAAATCTAGATCGATGTGCGCAAAGCAAAACTTCAGGCTGTCGAGCCCGGCGAAACTCTGGGGAATCCACCCCTTATGCAAGGCCAAGCCGTCATCTGCGCCGCCAGACACGAAGTTCCGGACATAATCGAGCGATGTGTCGCTGAAATCGCCCGCCTGGTGCTTATCGATCGCATCGTTTGCGACCGCCATCCCTTCGAAAGAATCGAACAGATGCAGCGTCTTGCCCGATCCCCGAAGCGCGTCAAAAAGGAGCTTTGCCGATCCGCCGCGCCAGACCCCGCACTCCAATGCGTCGCCTTCGAGCCATATCGTCTCCTTGAGATGATGCAGGAGCGTATAGAGGCTTTCAGGCTTCAGGCAGGTGTTGCCGTAAACCGTCCCCGCGAGTGACTGGAAGTCTGGTTCGAGCCATGGCTGATAGTGCGGTTTGTAAGCGTCTCTGCTTGGGATGTCCTTGACGATCAGCGCCCGATAAGCGGCCTGATAAAGCGCTGGCGGGACGAGCGATTTGACGGCTGCCACCGTCCGCGATGCATTCACGTTCAACGTCGCTAATTTCATCGCAGTGAACCCCCGGGTGCGAGACGGCTCTAATGTCCCGCACAGAGGTGAATTTTTCAAGCGCCTTAACTGTGAAGCTACAGGCCCATCGCACGATTATCGGCGTCATCGTCATAACAAAGGAAGGTGACGCTGGCGGCCTTTTCATCGGTGCCGTTGGCAAAGTTACCGAGGAAGATGCGGTCGAACGTCGAAATATAGGCCGAAAGAAGCGCCGTCTGATACCAATCGACATTCTTGCCATCGCGCGACCAACCCCATGTCATCGTCGTCCCGTCGCATTTGATATGGTGCCACATCGGGCCTGCCAGGGCCGGGCCGACGCCATAGTCCGTGTTGGCAACGCGCGTGTTCGGGTCCGACCAGGTATTCAGCGAAAGGCCGACAAGGGCGGTGTTGTCGAAAAAAGAGCCACAATGATAGCGCCCGTTCGCCGTATTGTGGAAGCCGAGCGTGGGGCCGTAGTAACGGCGCCTGTCGCCATTGAACAGGGACAAGGCAGCCCAATGCCCCGTGGTAGAGGCGCGAGGAAGAAGCACTCCCCCGATCCGCGAATTTGCCCCGCCCGCTCCAAGATATTTGCTGTTGATGGCCTTCCCGGCGTTCTCCGTGACCGAATAATAGGTGCTGGTGTTGATCAGCGTTCCGCTCGACAGCAGAGGGACACCCTTCGACGTGTCATAGAGCCCACCGCCGCCGGACAGGATATTCTTCCTCGTCACCTTCCGGGAGTTGCCGCCGGCCGATTCCGTTTCGATCATGTCGCTCATGCCAGGAGCGGTGTCGGCGGTGAGATCGCTGATCTTCTTGTTTGCCATTAGGCGGTCCTTTCTCGGGAAATGCGGAGGTCGGTGCCGGACTGCATGTCGCCTGCAGTGAGTCGGCTATCGCTGCCGGATTGCATGTCACCGGCCGGCACGCGCGTATGCGTATTGAAGGTCGGGGTGGCGATGGTATTGGTCGAAGTCGAAGCTGGCGCGCTGCCGTAGGCGTTCGTGGCCGTCACGGTGCATCCGACTGCGTGCCCGACATCGCCTGAGACATAGGTATAGGTCTTCGAGATTGCGCCGCCGATCGGCGAGCCGTCGCGGGTCCATTGGTAGGTCGAACTCGCGCCATTGTGCGTGAAGGCGACGGTTGCGATGTCACCTTCGCCATAAAATCCGGTGTTGGTCGAGATTGTTGGCCAGACGCTGAATGTCGGCGGCTGAAGGGCTGCGTCTGCCCGATTGAAGACGCGGGTCAGCGATCCCCAGGCATATTCAAGGAAGTCTATGAGCCAGTACGTTTGCCATGCTGCCCCGTCCCAATATTGCACGCGGATTTCGGTCGGCAGGTTGCTCTTGCTGTAGAAGACTAGTCGCAGTTCCTCGACTGTAATCGCGGACGGGAATGTGTATTGCAGCCATTCCGCGCCGCCTATGCTGCCCGTAGACGAACTCCACCAAAGGCCATCGCCGCCATCGTTGTTATTGAAGGCGTTTGCAGCCGAACTACCGCCGCCAATGCCTACCGATGACGCCGAGGCGGTCCCGCCGTTGCACTGGTCCGCACCGCCAGCGGTCCCGCGCATCTCGATCTCATAGAAGACAACCGTGGTGGTTGTCGTGGATGGGTCAAGGTCGGTGCGGGAATGGGGAAAATATAGCCGCCATTGCGTAGAGGTCGGGGCAGGGCCGCCTACGCGCCGCCGGTTAGCGGCTATGGCTCCCATCCGCATCAGAGGTCGCCCGTCAGGATCCAGGTATCCGTCGCCACCTTCTTCAAGGTGGCAACCGCGTATTGCCCGGCAAGCACCAGATCAGCCCCTCGGCTGTTGATCGTTACGCCAGAGCCGGCCGTCACGGTCAAAGCGCCAGCACCTGCTTGCTCGATGGTGATCTCCGTTCCAACAGGGTAGGCAACCGAACTGTTCGGCGGAACCGTAAAGGCAACGGCTGACGCGCTTGTGAAGCGGACATAGGTATTCGCGTCAGCTAGGACGCCGGTGTAGCTCGTGCCGCTCTGCGTCGAAATGTCGATCCCCTTATATTTGAAGGTGATCGTGTCGCCTGGGTCGTCAACGACGATGCTGATCCCGGAACCGCCGACCGCTGCAGCGCCGATGGCGTCACGCGCGTTTTCATCAGAGTATCCGCCCGCTACGAACTGCGTGAACGTGAGCGCGGTCGTGCCCACGGTGATGGGCGCGTTGGTGGTGCAAGTCCAAAGCGTGTCAGCATTAGCAGTGCCTTCGGCAACCCATACCGAGGCGTTGACCAGCTCGGCCGAGCTGTCCGCGTCGGTCGCCCGCGTCGGCGATCCGCTGGCAGCAACGACCCAAATGCCGTTCTCGGCGCCGGAGGTCTGGTTCTTGAGCAGCACCCGGTCGCCGGTCGCCAGCGTCACGCCGTCGATCGTGTCGCCATTCTCGCAGCCGGTGGCGAGGGTGATCCCGGCGGTGGACGCCACGCGGACCTTGCGGCTGGCGATCTTTGCGAGCTGCGCGTCGACGTAGGACCTGGCAAGATCCGCGATCTCCTGCGCGGTGGTGCGCCGGGTGATCCACTTGGAGATTGTGACCGTCTCGCCCGCCGCGTCGTCGACGATGACATCGCCATCCGCTCCGCCGATGGTCATCTTCCCAGCGGTGAGCGCGGTGATCTCGGCGACGAAGATATTGTTCGCCACATTGCCCGTGAAGCCTGTGACATTGACCCGGTCGCCCGCCGCAAAGCCGGCCGTGACGAAGCCCGAGCCGCTGTCATTGAAGCTGTTGTCGGACGTGAGCGCGCTGATCGTGCCCGCGCTGATCGTGACGGCGGGCGAAAGCTGCGATACCTCGAGCAGCTCAACGCCGGTAAGCGCGCTCGAGGCCAGCAAAGCGGAAATCGTCGAGTAGGCCATTAGTCCTCCGTGATGCGCACATCGCCGCCCTCTGTGATGCGCTGGTCAGATGCTTCGGTGATACGGACCCCGCCGCCGACCATCACCCAATGCGAAAAATACTGGAGCGAGACGAAGTCGCCATCCGCGTCGGTCCGCTCGGAGAACACCCGCAGCTCCACGATCTCTTCGATCCCGAAGCTTGCGTCGGGCACGTCGAAGCTGATGCCGGTGAGCCCGTCATGCGTAGCGATCAGGGTGTCGTCCAGGTCGCGGACCTCGATGGTCGTGGTCTGCCCCGTCTCCGGCGTCATGGTCGCGTCGGTCCAGCTCAGAATGACCGTGTCCTCGTCGAGCCGGTTGCGGTTCGCCCAGGTCACAGTCACCCAGGGATCGGTGCGCTCGGTCGCGTCGATTGGCAGGTCGGCCGTGGAGAACGCCTCGCCATAGGCGACGACATTGGCGGGCCGGTTCGGCTGCCAGGGCCGGTCGGTCAGCGTGTACGTCTGGAGCGTTGCCGCCTCGAGCGTGAGCAGGTTGACGGACGTGCGGGTCAGGATCTTGTAATCGACGACCTCCGCCGCAGAGCGCACGAGGCTGTCCTCGAACAGCGTCGACTCATCCACGAACCAGACCTTGGTGCCAGTCGGCCACGCGCGCGGCACCGTGTCGAGCACCCCGCGCGCCAGGTCGAAGTCGCCATCGGCTCCGGTGATCTGCGCGATCTCGTTACCCGTCTCGCCGGCCTCGCCGATGATGACGAAGCCCGCATTGATCGGCGCAGTCTGGCCGATGATGTTCGAGAAGCTCACATCCGCGGTGCTCGCCTCGAGCGGTAGATCCGCCTCCAGCTCGCCGCGCCCTATGATGTTGAGCGTCCCCAAGCTCTGCCATTGCGCGGTGCTGTTGGAGAGCGTGACCTCGTCCCAAAGCTCGGCCTCGAAGACATCGTCATTGTCGCTGGTCGCCAGCACACCGGCGAGAACCTCGGGATATTCGGGGCTATCGACAAAGGCGGCGACGGTCGAGTTCGCCGCGAAGAAATAGGGCAGGGTAAGGATCTCGATTTCGGAGGCTTCCTCCGGTTCGCTCGAGACGTCCTCCCAGCTGGTCGACGGCGGCGCGGCATATTCGCCGATGTCGAGCCCATAGACATCCTCCATCAGCTCGAGCTTGATCGTGGGATCGCCTGGCTTGCCATATTCGACGCTCTGGACGCGCATGACGAGCTGCGAGAGCCCATATTCCGGCCAGGTCAGTTTGATGACGTTGGCGGGGCGCTTGTTCCAGAACTCGCGGCTGACCTCTGCGGTGCCCGATGCAAGCGGCTGGCCGGCCGAGCGCAGGTCGCGCATCGCCAGATCCATCGCCAGTTGGGCATTGCGGACGCCGTAATAGTTGCGGCTATCCGACACGACCCCGCCCTGGGTGGCGATGCTCGCATCGTCCTGGACGGTGATCGTCTCTTCCTGCTCGTTCTCCGGGTTCGTCCAGGTGACGATGATCTCGTTGACGATGTCGCCCCACAGCTTGCGGGAGAAATTGGTGAGATCGCAGTTGTCGGGGGTCAGCTCGTCCAGGTCATCGGGATCATAGTCGCCGCGCACTAGGCTGAGCGTGAGCAGGCCGGTCGACGGATCGACGTAGAGAACGCCCTGGATGTGATCGAGGATCTCCTGCACGAAGTCCTCGATCTTGCTCTGCCGCACCCACAGCAGCGAGAGCCCGAAATTCTCATCATAGAGCGTGTCAGCCGCCGCCGTGAAGGCGGTGTCGTCGATCGCGCTGGCGGGCGTTCCCATCCCCCATACGGTGTCGGTCAGGCACTCGCGAATGATGTGCGCCGGGTTCATGTTCGCGTTTGGCGCAGGGATCTTATAGACCGCCGCCGAAAAGCCCTCGCGATTATCATTGGTCGTCGCGTCGTAGAGGAACAGCGTGTAGCTCGACGAGCCCGAGACGATGACCGGGGACTGCGCCTGCTGAAACGCTATCGCGTCAGCCCGGACCTCATAGGTCGTGGCATAGCTGCCCCAATGGTGGGTGATGTTCCCTTCCGCATCGCGCAGAGAGAAGTCGGCGCGCCAATCGCCGGGGAAGCCGGGATAGCCGTCGAAGGGGGTATAGCTCCAGCTGTCATAGGTGCCGCCAGGAAGCGGCACGATCTTCAGGCTCTCGCCCGGATTGAGCGTGAAGGTGTGTCCGCCCGAAAGTCCATCCAGGGTGGAATTGTTCGCAGGTATCGCCGTGTCGGCCATGAGCAGCGTGGCGACGGCGGTGGGATCGCTGGCATCGAAGATCGCCGCCTTCTCGGGATACCATTGGTCCGAACCATCGGCGCGCTTGAAGATGCGCTGCACCTTGGCCCACACGCCGGGGAGGTAGGGCGTGTTCGCGGTCCAGTAGAAGCCCACGCGAGCTATCCCGGAAAAGAAGATGCTCGCGATCCCGCGATAACCGGGACAGCTCGCGCCGTTCGGGCGCCCAAGCTTCTGTGCCAGCCCATCGGGCAAGACCTGATCGGCGTTTCCAGGGAGATAGGTGACGAGCCCGCCGATCCCCCCTTCCTTCTTGATCCCGCCGAACAGATTTGGCTGATTGACCACGAAGCTTTCCTGCTCGGTCATGTGGCCGGTCCAGACCGTCTTCTCCTTGATGACGAGCCCCTTCAAGGCGTCGACCGGGCCGATGCACATGCCGAAATGATCGGACATGTAATATTCGGTGACTTCGACCTTTGGTTTCGACTTACCCATTGCGCGCCCCCGCCGCCTGCCTTTCGATGGTCCGCTGCACGACATTGATCCCGCGCGCGTCCCCGGTCGCGAGCATGTCCTCGGCCGGGATGCCCGCCGCCATGAACGCGCGGAAGTCGAGTCCCTGCTCGTTGAACCAGCGGCGCACCCCTTTGGCGCAGTGGCCCGCCTTCACGCAGTCATCCATCGTGATCCGAAGCCCCTCGCTCATGCCTTCACCTTGTAGGTTCGCTTGCTCTTCTCGCCGTACCAGAGGAAATTCAGGCCCTTGATCGTGATCGTCCCGAACGGCACCGGGACGGGCCGACCGGCCTCCGATGTCGGGTCTTCCAGATCCTTGACCTGCTCCGGCTTCGACGCCTTCGGCTTCGGCATGAGAAGGAACTGGACCGCCGTGAGGGCGACAGCGACAAGAACAAGCACCCACCAGGGCATAGGTCGTCCTCAGTAATAGGGGTTGCGGTTGATGATGTTCTTGACCGGAATCCACGGCTGCCCGCCGTAATTCACGATATTGTCGTGCAGACCTTCACAGTCGCCGTCCTGATCTGCGAAAGCATGATGATTGCAGCCCAGGACGACATTCACCGCGTCGTCCGCCTCCAGGTCGAGCGGCAAGCCCGAGAGCGTCAGGACATTGCCCGAGACGCGCGTGATCGTGCGGCGCTTGGTCGATGCGCCCGCCGGGGTCCATTCCAGCTGCCCGCGTAGGAACTTCGCCGGTGGCAGCGATCCCTCCCAGCCCGCATCAAGCGTGACCGCGGTTCCCGAGACGGACGCGACGGTCGCCGACGAGGTTGCCGCCGCCTTGTTGGCGCCGCAGACGGTCGAATAGAGCGCGTGAGGGCAGCCATATTGATAGTGCCGCCGCAGGCCAGGACGCTTCATCTGCGTCGAGATCGGCTCGCCTTGCAGCTCCAGCTCGCTATGCGCGCGGCTGGCCGACACGACACGCCCCGCCCAAATGACCTTGAAGTCGCTGTCGGGGTCGTCGACATGGCCCTGATAGACGGTCAACTGCACGACATTGTCGGGCGGATAGACGCGGAACAGCTCGGACAGCTCGGTCGAAACGTCGAGCCCCATCTTCAACGAGGAGCGATCGAGCGTCCCGTTCGAGACGATCTCGTCGCGCTCCACCGGCACCGGCTGATAGGCAATCAGGCCGATCGAGCCGCCATGGTCGACCGTCACTTCCTCGGTGTGATCGGTATAGGCGAAGAACTCGCTGTCCTCGGTGCCATAGGTGAAGCGATAGAGCTGGATCGGATTCCCGCTCTCCCGGCTCCCCTCATATGTCGCGAACGTCATACCCGCCCCCTATTCATCGACGGTCTGGAAAACGGCGCGAATATTGGCAAAGCGCGGGCTCACCCATTCGGTCGTGAGATCATCCGCCGCGAAGCGGGTGCGCGGGAGCCAGCTGATCCGGGCGACGTTCGCCGTGGTGATCGTCACGCTCGCATTGAGCACAAGCGCCGTGTTGCCGCCGCTCGCATTGATGTCTGTGACCAGCCGGCGCAGGCGAGTGCCGTCGCGCTTGATGATCTCGATCGCCTGGGAAATGCTGGCGAAGTTGCTGCTCGCAAAGTCGTCGGCGATGTCCCGGCCCTGGACGACGATGGTGGTGGACGCGGTGGCGTTCGCGTTCAGCACCATGTCGGGCTTGCAGGTCGATCGGTAGAAGCTGCCGCGCATCCCCTTGGCCCGCAGGAAGACCTGCTCGAACGCCTGCGCCTGGGCGGACGAAAGCCCGGTGAACTGCTGCTCGATAACGCCCTGCATCCGCGTGACCGGCCGGAATTGCGCCGTGCGGCCATAGCCCTTGTCGACCTGCTCGACCGGCCAGATATGATCCATCTTGGGGCTGCCCGACCAGTCAGGATCGATGGTGACGACCTCGAGCCCGTTGAACGTGTCGGACGCCGTGCCTTCATCCTCAGGCGGTTCGCCGCCGGGATAGGCTGCCAACTCAATGTCGAAGCCAGAGGCATTCGGTTTGTGCCACGATGTCCTGATCGAATCCTTCATCAGCCCGAAGATGCCGGGGCGGACGATGCGGCCAGAGGCCCAGGCGTTCTCGATCGGGTCGAGCGTGGTGATGGTCGAGCCTGCGACCGCATCCGCCACCACCGCCTCTCGGGTGCCGTTGGGCGCGCAGAGCACAAGGATCTGCCCCACGGCCACCCAGGCGGGCGGGGAGGCCATCGTCAGGGTCGACGCGCCGGCCGAGCTGCTGCCAGTGAGCGCAGCATAGCGGGAGAAGTCGGGCACCACGGCTGGCGCGTTCTGCCCGCCGCGCATGAACTGGTCAGCGGCGCGCTGGGTCGCATTGGAGACGAGCGCCCCAAAGGCGATCGACAGGCGAGGGATGTCCCGAAGAGCGCGGCGACGCTCCTTCTTCGAGCGGCTGGTGTTGATGTCGGTCAGGAAGGAGCGCGTCACCCGATAGGGCGCCGACCAATTCGGCTCATGGGGCCACAGCCGCGCCAGCGCGGGGGTGTTGAGATCATCGGTCATCGGTCAAGGCTCGAGCGGAACGCACCGCTGTTCTTGCTGACCGTCTCGAACACCGCCTTGCGCCCGCCGGGGGTGTTGAACGCGGCGCGCACCACCGTCGCCGGGTCCAGCGTCGGATAGAGGTTGATCGGCGGCATGGCAGACGTCGCCTGCCGGATCGAGTCCGCGAGCATCGTCTTGAAGGAGCTGTCCATGCCGAACCCGCCCGGGCGGCTGGGGCTCATGCCATTGGGCAAAGCGCCCATCGCGCCGGGGATATAGGGCGCGATCGGTCCACCGCCGGCACGGCGAGCCACTGGCGGAATCTCGCCAAACTGGTTCATGTAGGTGAGCGCCTGCGCGCCGAGCTTCTTCGTCGCAGACGCCTTCATGATGAACTCGCCATCCGAGAGCATGATTGGTCCACGCGGCCCTATGGTCATGATGCTATCGGAGAGGCCGGTGCCGCGCCCGCGCAGCAGCCCGCCGCTGGTCTGCCCGCCGGTCGCGCGCTTTTCGATCCGCCCGCCGGTCGCCTTGCCCTGCACCGAGCCGCCGGTCGAGATACCGATGCCGATGGCTTTCAATGCCTTCATGACGAGCATACGGATCGCCAGCTCGATCAGCATCTGCGTAATCATCTGGAGGACGTTCTTGGCGACGTCGCCCAGCGACTTGAAGTTGACGATCGCGTCCGCAAGCCCGCTGGCAAAGGCGTCAATGCCGTGGGTGCCGATATTCTCGAGCGCGTCGTTGATCTCGCCGGTTGTCTGCGGGACGCTGTCCATCCACTGCTGGAGCGGCCCGCCCTCGCCCTTCTTGACGCCGGTCTTGTCTGCCGCCTGCTTCTTCGCCAGGAGCGCGCGCGCCTTATCGGCGTCGGCAATCTCGCCATTGGCGATCTGCTGCTCGAGCATCTTGCGCTCAATGTCCTGCTGGATCTCGAGGATGCGGAGCGCCAGATCGAGCCGGCTCTTGCTGCCACGCGCGATGTCCTTCTCGGCCTCGAGGGCTTCGGCCTCGCGCTCGAGCATGTCCTGCGCCTGGCGGTTGCGCCGGTCTTGCAGCTCCTTCTCGACCTGCTTGCCGTAGAGCCCGCGGTCGGGGGCGGAGACGACGATCTCGCCGTTCGGCCCGGTCTGCGCCTGGTCGGCCTTGCCATAGAGCACGGCCAGCGCGGCGATCTGCGCCTTCTTCTGCTCCTCGGTGAAGTGCTTGTCGTTCTCGATCTGAGCGACCCGCTCCTTGTATTCCTCCGCGTAGAGCTGATCCATGAGCGACGCGCGCTCGGCAGCATCGGTCGCAAGCTGGATGCGAGCCTGCAACTCCTCCTGGTTGGTCCGCGACAGCGCCTCGTTGTGCCGCGCCTCGATCTCCTCGGCGGTCGGCCCGCTGGGCTTCTTGTCCTTTTTCGCCTTGTCCTTCTTCGGCTTCTCCTCGGGCGGTTTCGCCGGAGCCTGCTTGAACTCGGCGAGCCCCTGCTGCTGGGTCTTCCGAAGCTCCTTCGCCGCCGTCTCCCAATTCTTCGCCGCCTCGAGCATCAGCTGCGCTTCGGGCGCAGCGCCCTTCAACGCCGCCGCGCGCGCCGCCTCGGGATTGATCGGGTTCAGCTCGCGGCCCAGGCCACGCTCGACGACCGGCCGGGGCGCGGCGCGGAAGCCCTCGTCGACCTTCTCCTCGAACCGCTTTTTCGCCAGCTCGTAATTCGACTTGGCCGAATTGGCAGCCGCGCGCGCCTGCTCGAGCGCCGCCGCCTTCGCTTCGGCCGCTACCCGCGCCCAGGCGTTCGCCAGCAGGCCCACTTCGCCGGTGAGGTTCGCGGTCGCCGCTTGGAGGTTCCGCTGCTTGTCGCTCATGGTGCCGGCCTCGGCGGCGGCCTGCGCGGTCTTGTCGCGGACGGTCTTGAACTCTGCCGACTGCGCGTGGATCGACGCGGCCAGGTCATCCACAGCTGCTTCGGCGTCGTTGTGGCTTTCGACCAGAAAGCCGATACCAAGCGTGAGCGCCGTGATGGCGACCCCGACCGGCCCTCCAAAGGCAGCCAGCATGGCGCGGCCAGCCGTGGCGGACGTGAGCGCCAGCGCCTCCATTGTCGTTGCCGCGCCAGCCGCGCGCCTGCATTGCGAAGATCGCGGTCGAGACGATCGTGGTGGACCGGGCGGCCGCCACAGCTCCAGCGACATAGCGGCCGAGCAGCAGCGCGGAGAGCACCCCGATCGCCTTGACCACCGTGTCGAGGTTCTCCGACAGGCTGATGATCGCCGCGCTGATCCGCTGGGTGGCCGAGAGCGACTGGTCGGTTTCGCCGATGAACTTGCCCAGGGCATTGTTGAGCACGGTGAAGCTGTTGCCGATCGTCAGCGCCGTGGTTTCGGCGGTCGCTTGCAGATCCGACGATCCCTGGAGGAAGGCGCGGAAGAACTGTTGCGACGAGATCCTCCCGTCATTGACCAGCAGCTTGAGCTTCCCGACCGAGCCGCCGGCCGCGTCGAGGTTCCGGGCGACCGCCTGGAGAATCGGCAGCGCGCCTTCATTGACCGAGTTGAACTCCTCCGCCCGCACCGTGCCGGAGGCGAGCAGCTGCGAAAGCTGGAGCAGCGCCCCCTGCGCCTCGGTGGCGCTCGAGCCCTGGATCTTGAGCGCGGCAGAGACGCCCTCGGTGAACTTCAACAGGTCAGCCTGGCTGGCGCCCAGCTCCTTCGCCGACTGCGACCCGCGCGAGAACAGGGTGCCGAGCGATTCCAGCTCAACGCCATACTTCTGCGCGATCCCGAAGAGCTGCTCCTGGGTGCGCCCCAGGTTCGAGCCCTCGAGCCCTGCGACCTTCAACTGGTTCGTGAAGCGGGTATAGCCGTCCGCGAGCTGCTGGATCTGCTGCACCGAAAAGGCGCCAGCGAACACGCCGGCAAGATTGCGCAACTGCGCGCCGATGGCGCTGGAGCTGGACGCGATCTGCCGCTCTAGACGCGCCATCTGGTCGCGCTGGGCGTTGGTCGCGTTCTCGAAGGTCTTGGTCGCTCGCTTGAGATCGGCCTCATATTTGCCGACCCGCGCCTCGAATTCGACGATGACTTCGTCAGCGGTGGGCATCAGTAGAGCACCTTCACACCTTTGGCCTCGAGCGCCCGGCGGCGTTCAGCCACCTTCTGCGGATCGGGGGGTTCAAGCTCGTCGTCTTCGCCGCCCTGCGCCTTGTTCCAGTGGTGCAAGATCCCCTGATATTCAGCGAGCGTGAGCTGCTTGGCTTCGCTCGGTTGGATATTCATGAGCGCGCAGTTGGCGAAGATCTCGGCGGGATCTATTCGCTCCCCGCCATCTCGTCCTCGTCCTCCCTTTTTTTTTGAGCCGCTTCGTGGCCGACCATGAAGGTGTGGAGGACCGCCTTGGCGACGTTCCAGCTGGAGGCGAAGGGCGGAGCGTTCTCGCCGGTGACATAGCGAGCGATGAGGGCGTTGACGGTCGCGGGCACCAGCTCGACCGGCTGTTCGTCGACCAGGCCCGTTTTGCCGCCGAGAAGACCCTGTCGGATGATCTCGACGACGTCGACGGTGGAAGACCCGGCGAGCATCACGCGCTCATAGACCGCCTGGATACCCGCATTGCACTTGCGCTCGATCTCGGCGCAGCCGCTCCAGGTCAGCCGGAAATCATAACTACCGTCAGCCCAATCGAGGGTCAGATGGGTCTGCATCCGCCACCCTTACGCCGCGTCTGCCCAGGTCAGCAGGCCCATACCGGTGATGGTCAGCGAAACCTGTGTATATTCGCCGTCATTGCCGTCGACCTTGAAGCTCGAGATCATGCCGGGGCCCTGCCACCAGCCATCATCAACGCTTTCGGTCGAAGGCTCGTCGATTGCGAAGCGCCAGTTCTGCGATGCGCCCAGCAGGCCGCGCAGCGCAGCCATCTGCGTCCGGTTATAGAGGCCCGAGCCCGAGATCGACCAGTCCTGCGCCCCGACGTCGCGTAGCGTCTGCGCCGCCGCTTCAGGATCGGCGCAATCATAGTCCGTGGCCTCGAAGGCATTGGCATAGGTGACTTCGAGGCCGCGCGTGTTGATGCCGCAGAGCTGGGTGAACGTCTCGGTCGGAGAGCCGCCGTCGCCATAGAGGATGTCGGCATAATTGCCCTTCACGCGGCCAGTTGTGAAACCCATGGTGCTAACCCCTTCGCTTGGGCAAGTTTAGAAGACCTCGCGACTTTGGACCGGGGCGGGGGCTGGCTCTACGGACGCCCGACCTGCTCCGGATCAGCATCAGGTGTCGCATCGCTCGCCGGCACAGCCTCCAGCTCCCGGTCCGCCGCCGAACACTCGGCCTTCGTCGCGAACCGGGCATAGCCCCCTTCAAGCGCCGCCTTCTGGACCTCGCGCTTGACGAGCAAGGGGGTGTCGGATGCCCGAAATTCGGTGATCGCCCGCGAAGGCCAGCGGTGATTATAGGTCCGCTCGAAGATGATGCGGCGGCCCATGTCAGGCCACCACAGAACGAGCGACGATCAGGATGTCATAAGTCACGCCGGAGCCGGCGCCGCTGTTGGCGACGTTGAGGAGATCACCGGTGCCGGGCGTCACGGCCCAGCCCGCCTTGGATTGGAACACGGCCCATTCGCCGGGCGCGATCTTCACGCCATCGCCGGCCGCGAGAAACGGCCCGACAAAACCGTTCGAGGCCGGTCGGCTAACATTGACGTTGTTGCTGTTGCCCGCGGCCGCCTTGATGAAGATCAGGACGATCTCGGCGGCGGTGATGGTCGCGCCGAAGGCATTGGCGAGCGCGCCGGCAAGATCCAGATCCTCGTTGCTCGACGCGTTGACCGTCCGGGTGGCGGTATAGAGCAAATCCGCTTTGCCGGTCGTGTTGGTGCCGGGAGTCAGCTCCAGCGATTCGAGGATGTCGTCGAGCTTGAGCTTCATGCTGCCCTTGGCGGCGGCGCCTTCGAGGCCCCCCGCGATCGAGAGCTTGGTCTGGAGGGTAACGCCTGCGGTCATGTGCCTGGCTCCTGCGAGGGGATTTGTCGTCCCGCTTCACATGGATCAGGCAGGCGTCAGCCTCTACGGACGATCAGATTTCGGCAAGCGCGGTAAAGGTGAACTGGACGACGCCGTGCCAGAGGTCCGGCTCGGAAGCATCCTCCAGCAGCTGCGTGCGCTCGACGGTGCAGTCGGGCAGGGCGTCGATAGCTTCGGCGATCGCGTCGACCGACTGCTCGCAATAGGTTTTGGGGTCCGGGATAGCGTCGGTCACGCCGACCCATACATGATAGGCGGTCGAGACTTCGCCGCCGCGCCAGCCCGACGGGCGTGACGGGATATTGGTTTCCGCGCCATAGCGCCCGAAGGGCTTGGCGGGATTGTTCGGGGTCTTGCTCGGATAGAGGCTGTCGGCCGGGATGAACGCTAGGACGCCCGCATCAGCCTGCAGGGCGGTCAGGATCGTCTGGCGAACATGGAAGGTCGGGCTGATCGTCATTGTCTGGCCCCAGGAAGCGCGGAAAGGCCAGCGCTTCGCCGAGCGTCTCCAGCAGGTTCCAGTTGGTCGGCGCGTGCTCCGTTTCGAGCCGCTCCATGATGGCGTCCAGCCACAATCCTAGATGATGCAGGTTGAGCCGGATTGCCACAATGGGCAGGTGTATCACGATCTGAAAACGCTGTCGCCATGGTGCCCATGCTAAGGGTAAAGGCGGGGAGCGATACGGACGGCGCCCCGCTGCTACAGCTTCCCGCCCTTGACGATCCGGTCGACTGCCACCTTCGCGAGTTTGTCCGCCTGCTTGCGGACCTTCTTGGCGGCCGGGCGCATGAAGGGGCGTTCCGCCATCTCCTGCGTGCCGAATTCCTGCGCGGCCGCATAGGGCGCATCCGCAATTGACTGCGCGGTCAGCGGCCCGGTCTGCTCGACATGGACCGATCGATCGAGGCCGTGCGTGTCCGCATTGGGTGGCTGGCCCGGGAGCGAAGCCTTATGGTTCTTCCCCGACACTGCCCCCGTCGTGACGCTGAGCGCCGCCTCGGTCGCGTGCATGTCGGCGAGAGTATGGACCAACTTGCCAGCTTCCTTGCGCATCCCGGTTGTCATCTTGCGCAACCGCTTCAGGTGGCGATCGGCGAACTTGATGCCCATCAGATGCGACGCCCGCGGCAGATCCAGTGCGAAGCCGCGGCGTCCAGCTCGGTGGATTGCAGGCTGTAGGCGACAGCGCCGACCGTTAGGCGGTGATCGCTCGTCACCGAGCCGATCCCTTGGGCCAAGATGATGAGCCGGACGTCGCCCTCGGCATAGCCGTCGCCGCGGCGCATGGCATCGGTCGCCGCATCGACCTGCACCTTGACCGCCTTATCGCCACCCGCATAGCCGGTGATGAC